GCAACTGCTGCTACGACTGTTACTTATATCGCTAGGTTCCAAGAACTATAGAGCTAGTTAACGCAGGGTTCTCCTAATTTAGAAGGACTCTGTGTATTTTAACTACAGCATTGCAAAAGGTTTAAGGTCTTTTTATGAAAAAATCGAAAATAAAATATAATAACGGTGGTACTGTTAAACAAACAACCTACAACAATGTAGCCTCTATAGAAGCTGGAGCGCGTGGTAACAACAATAACTCTAGTGCTGATGTAACTGGATCTTTACAGGGCAAAGGTATAACAGCTTCTGCAAGACGTTATATAAATAGTCAAGGTTATAGAGATACAATCGTAAAAGGTAGTTATAATAAGAACGACTTTTCTATCTCAGGTCAGCACCAAAGAGATAACGACGGAAATAAGGAGACTACCGTAAGACTTGCACAAGGCCCTGTTAGTGCTACTGCTCGTAGGAACAGAGATGGTAATCAAGTCGGTCTTCATTATCAAAAGACTACACGAAAGGGAACTACATTTGGAGCGAATCTGAATAGAAACGCAGAAGGGTTATTCAGTGCTAGTATGACTTTTGCTAAATCTTTATAAACGGTATATTTATGTCAGAGAATAGTTTAACAGCAAATGAAGTTTACTTCGGAGGCATCGAAGGTGAAGATGGCCTCCAGCTTACGCTAGAAGAAAACTTACGTAACAACTTAGTAGGTCTTATTGCTGATAGGTATATTTCTGCCCAGAATGCAAGAGACTTAGATGAGCAACGTTGGCTTACGGCCTACCACAACTATCGTGGACTTTATGGTAAGAATATAAAATTCAGAGAATCTGAAAAGTCTAGAGTGTTTGTCAAAGTTACTAAGACTAAAGTGTTAGCAGCCTATGGACAACTAGTAGATGTCGTCTTTGGAGCTAATAAGTTTCCTATTGGTATAAGTGAAACTAAAGTACCTGAAGGTATTTCTCAATATGCCCACCTTAAGGCTGCTCCCGGCATCGAGACTTCACAAAGTCAAGAACAAGAAACTGAAGAAGAGGAAGAAACTACTGAAAATCCTTATGACGTAGGTTATGAAGGGGACGGTAGAGTACTAAAGGCAGGTGCAACTTATGGCACAGGTAAGTTTGAAGATGAAAAACTAGACATACAGGCAGAGGAAAAAGATTTATTGGCTGAAGGGCCTTCTGCAAATCCTCAACTGCTAGAGATTAGCCCTGCACAAAAGGCTGCTCGACGTATGGAAAAAACTATACATGACCAAATAGAAGAATCTAATGGTGCAAGTGAGATAAGAAACTCTCTATTCGAAGCATCTCTATTTGGAACAGGTATTGTCAAAGGCCCATTCAACTTTAATAAAACATTACATAGATGGGACGAGAATGAAGAAGGTGAACGTACTTATTCTCCTGTCGATGTACGTGTTCCTCGTTTAGAGTTTGTCAGTATCTGGGATTTCTTTCCTGATCCCAATGCAACTACTATGGCTGAAGCAGAGTATGCTTTTCATAGACATAAAATGAATCGCACACAGCTTCGTAGTCTAGGTAAGATGCCTTACTTTGATAAAGACGCTATTAGAGAGTGTTTGCAGCTAGGGCCTAACTATGTAGCGGAAGATTACGAACAAGAACTAAAAGACGACTCTCGTAATGATGAGTATGGTGCTTCGCAATACGAAGTACTAGAGTATTGGGGCGCAATGGATGCTGAATACTGTCGCCAAGTAGGTATGGAAATTCCTGACGAAGTAGATGATCTAGATGAAGTACAAATCAACGCTTGGATCTGTAACGGTCAGATGCTACGTTCTGTAGTTAACCCTTTTACGCCTTTCCGTCTACCTTATCATTCTTTTAATTATGAAAAGAACCCTTACAGCTTCTTCGGTATTGGCGTAGCAGAGAATATGGACGACTCTCAAAAGATTATGAATGGTCATGCACGTATGGCTATTGACAACCTTGCCTTATCAGGCTCTGTGATCTTTGACGTAGATGAAACTGCCCTTGTGGGTGGTCAATCAATGGAAATATATCCCGGTAAAGTCTTCAGAAGACAAGCAGGTGTTCCGGGTACAGCTATTAATGGCTTAAAGTTTCCTAATACGACTAATGAAAACATGCAGATGTTTGATAAGTTCCGACAGCTTGCTGATGAACAAACAGGCATCCCTTCGTACAGTCATGGTCAAACAGGCGTACAAAGTATGACACGAACCGCTTCTGGTATGTCTATGCTACTGGGTGCAGCCTCTCTAAACATTAAAACTGTTATTAAAAACCTCGATGACTTTCTTCTAAAGCCTCTAGGTGAAGCTTATTTCCAGTGGAACATGCAATTTTTAGAATCTAAACTGGGTGTACAAGGCGATTTAGAAGTAAAAGCTACGGGTACAAACAGCTTGATGCAGAAAGAAGTACGTTCTCAGAGACTTACAATGTTTCTCCAGACAGCAGCTAATCCTGCCGTTGCACCATTTATTAAAATCAATAAACTTATTAGTGAGCTGGCGTATAGCTTAGACTTAGATCCAGATGAACTGATGAATGACCCTGAAGAAGCTGCATTAGCGGCACAAATAATAGGAATGCAAAACAATGCTGGACAAGCACCTAGCTCGGAAGCTGGCCCCAATGGTCAAGGACAAAGCCCAATGGGAGGCGATGCAGGAGTACCTGAACAGCCTCAAGACCTTGGAGCTACAGGTACTGGTGGGGGCAACATCGGAACTGGAGCTGTACCGCAGTCAGGGGAAGATGAATTTTCTGGCTAAACTAGATACGCTCCCAGCCCAAGTTGAAGAAGCATTGAATAGGAAAGATTATGAATAATAGTATGTTAAGTAAAACTAAACAGGGTAAAGCTAAAGGTGGTAAGCCTAAAGGATTAGGCGACGAAGGCTATACTCTTGAGGAAGCAAGAGAAGAAGAAACAAGAAGAAGAGCTTTAGAGGACTTAGAAAGAATAGAGGCAGCTAAACAGGAAGCAGAAGACGACAGAGAGGAAACTATAGACCCAGATACTCTAGAGGAAATGAGGCAAAGAGAGATGGATAGAAAGATGGAAGAGGGTTATAGAGCTGCTAAGAAGCGTCCTTTTGCAGAAGGCTCTCTAATGGTTCCAGAAGAAGGTATGCCTGTAGATACTTACGATAATATACCTCCAGAAGAAATGGAAGAAGCAATGGCCTCACAACTTCCAGATGATGAAATGGAAGATGATTATTTTGGCTATGTCATGGATGAATCCCTTGACGACGAAGAACAAAGTTATTTGGCAACTGTACTAGAAAGTGATCCACGATTATCAGAGATCATTGACAAAGTAATTACAGTTGCTTCAGAGTTTTCGGGAGCTGGTGAAGTAGACGGCCCCGGAACAGGTGTATCAGATTCTATCCCCGCTCGACTGAGTGATGGAGAGTTTGTTATGACCAAGAAAGCAACCGACCAATTAGGCGCAGACAATCTCCAAGTAATAATGGACGATGCTGAACGTGCCTTTGATGGCGGTTATCAAATGAAGGCTGATGGTGGCTATATGACCCCTTCAAAAGCAGGAGATAACTCTCTGGATAAAACAGATGAGGAAATCAACAAGCTTATGATGGGTGCAAATAGAATGCCTAGTCTTCGATAATTTTTACGGCTACCTTGGTGAGACAAGCCCCATAAACTCGACGGAGTTAATATGGCTACCTTGCAAAGACACAAGCCCCGTGAAGGAGATAGAGAATGTCAGAAGTAGAACAAGTTAGCAACCCTTACAACTCAACTAAAGAATGGCACACAGAAGATGCGCCAGACCAAGGAACAGCAGAAGGGTTATTTTTCGAGCGACCACAGGCTACCCAATCAAATAAAGAGGCCCCTGAGGAAGAAGTACAGCCTAAAAAGCGTACTAATTATAAGAAGAGATATGATGATCTAAAAAAACATTATGATCAGAAGCTTGGAGAGTTTAAGCAGAAAGAACAAGAACTTGTTGCTTTAGCTAGACAAGCCGAACCTCAATATAGACCACCTAAATCTGAACAAGAGTTAGAAAGTTTTAAAGAGGAATATCCTGATTTGTACAATACTGTTGAGTCTGTAGCACATATACAGAGTCAGCGACAGGTAGCAGAACTTGAATCGCAACTACACTCTATGCGGCAACGTGAAGGTGAAGTACTGCGGAAAGAAGCTGAAACCACTTTGCAACAACGTCATCCTGACTTTGAAGATATCAGAGGGGATGATCAGTTTCATTCGTGGGCATCAGAGCAACCTGAACAAATACAAGATTGGATTTATAATAATCCTGATAATGTTTCACTAGCCTCAAAAGCTATCGACTTATATAAGCTTGAAACTGGCATGGCTCAAAAACAACAGTCTAGTAAAAAACCGCGAGGTTCAGCAGCAGATATGGTTTCAACCAAAACAACAACTGTAGATGCTGGTCAACCTAAGGTCTGGACTGAACGGGAAATCGGTGCTATGTCCTTAGATCAGTTTGATAAATTCGAAGAAGATATTAAACAGGCAATGATTGAAGGCCGCGTAGTACCATAATTAAAATTGTGTTTTTATAGGAAATATTAACTATGGCTTTTAACGTATCAGATGCTCTATTCGAACCCGGCACAGACACTAACGCTAACTTTGGCAACAGTGTAGCAGGGCAAAATAACTCATTTTTCTTACCTAAAGTTTATTCCAAACAGGTACTAAACTTTTTCCGTAAGTCTTCTGTAATTGAAGCAATCACTAATACTGACTATGCTGGCGATATTGCTGCATTCGGTGACAGTGTACGGATCATTAAAGAACCCGAAATTACTGTTTATCAGTATGAACGTGGTGCGGATGTTACCGCTACTAAACTCACTGACCAAGAAGTAACTTTGGTTGTTGATACAGCTAACGCATTTAAGTTTATCGTAGACGACATTGAAACTAATATGTCTCACGTTAACTTCCGTGACGTAGCAACCTCTTCAGCAGCTTACGCATTGCGTGATGCTTTTGATGCAGGTGTATTAGCCTCTATGTTCTCTGGCGTATCTGCCTCTAGTCCTAACCATATCCTCGGTTCTGACAGTGCTACTGACCTTGCTGCCGGAACTTTCGACGGTACTGGTAATCTAGACATCGGTTTTGCTTCAGATGAGCATGACCCTCTAGACATTATGGCACATATGGCACGTTTGCTAGATGAGCAAAACATCCCTGAAGAAGGCCGATGGTTTGTAGCTTCTCCTGATTTCTATGAAGTACTTTCCAGCTCTAGCTCCAAGCTATTGTCTGTAGACTACAACGCTGGTCAGGGTTCAATCCGTAATGGTTTGGTAAGTTCTGGTAAGCTTCGTGGCTTTAACATGTACAAGTCTAACAACATTGCTGCTGCATCTAATGCTGCTGGTAAGTGTATGGCTGGTCACATGTCAGCTACTGCTACTGCTCAGACTATCACTAGCACTGAGGTCATCCGTGATCCAGATAGCTTCGGTGATATTGTACGTGGTCTACACGTTTACGGTGCTAAAGTACTGCGACCAGACGCTCTGGTTTCAGCTTTCTACGGTATCGACTAAATAGTGCGGGGGCTGTAAAAGGCCCCCAATCTTTAACCAAGGAACGGAGATAAAAATGCCTCAAATGGGTTCAGATGAAAAGCCTTTAATGATGCGCCAGACAATAGCTGGTAAAGGCAGTAGAATGCGTAAAGGTGCAAATGTAACTTTATATAAAGAAAACTATGATAAGATTTTTAATAAAAACCCTGAACAAAAAAGTGACAGAGTAATTAGTAAAACTTTTCTAATGGAGCAAGGTTAATGAATAAAAAACAAGGTTATATGGGTGGTGGATACGGTACTAATATCTCACCTATGGATATAAAAAATAAAAATATGATGGATGAGCAGATGCGAACTCCCCGAATGCAGGGTGGTATGATGATGTCTAAAGGTAAAGACATCCCTAGTATTTCTAAAATGGAAGAAATGTGTTCTGTCAAAGCAGGTAGGAACAACAGCGTATCTCCTAAGTGAAAGGTGTACCTCACTTTAAAAAGGATGGTACTGAGTACAAAGGTAATACTCATAAGATGCCTGACGGTTCTTTGCACACAGGAAAAACACACGGTAAAACAAGCGTGAAGTTATTCCATAAGAAAGACTTATCTAAGAAATCTAAGGCAAAGGCAGGGAAGTAAACAATGGCTACTTTTTTAACATTAACCAATGAGCTTTTACGTGAAATGAATGAAGTTGCAATGACTTCTGCAAACTTTACTAACGCCATAGGTGTGCAACAACACGCTAAAGATCTTATCAATAGATCATACTTAGACATTGTTACAGAAGAAACTAAGTGGCCTTTTTTAGCTACTGCTGAAAGTGGAACTACAAATCCTATATATGGCAATGTATCTCAAGACTCTGTAGAAGGTAAACGCTGGTATGAGTTAAAACCTGCTAGTTCCAATATTACTACAGACTACGGCTCGGTAGATTGGGACACTTTTTACTTAACTACTGTAGGTGTGTCGGGTGAAACTTCTCCATACGAAACACGTAATCTTAGATTTACTACAACAGAAGAATGGAAAGATTATTATCGCTTATCCGAAAACAATGACAATGCAGATGCTCAACAGTACGGAGTTCCTCGTAGAATAATTAGAAGTCCTGATGGACGTAATTTTGGTTTGAGTCCTATACCAGATAAAGTATATAAAATTTGGTACTTTGCTTATGACTCACCAGTAGAACTTATTGCTTTTGGAGATGTAACAATATTTCCAGAGTTATATAGAACTGTACTTATGGCAAGAGCTAGATATTATATGCATCAATTTAAAGAGAATCCACAAGCAGCAGCTTTTGCTCTTGAAGATTACAAGCGTAGTTTGAAACTTATGAAAATACGCCTAATGTCTCCTGAACCTACTTATTTTAAAGATGACCGTGTGAGGTTTGTTTAATGTCTCAACCTTGGGGTTACTCTTGCACAGGTGGTTTAAATGTAAACCTAAATCAGCTTGAGATGCAAAGTCAGCCCGGTTTGGCTACACGCCTGCGGAACTTTGAAGTAGATCCTGATGGTGGTTATAGACGTGTAGATGGCTTTACGCCTTTCGGAGATACCAAACCTAATGGATCTAACACTATACTAGGCATGGCTATATATGCTGATGGCGTTGTTGTCTGTTCAGGTACTGATATCTTTTTTAGTATAGACGGTGAAGATACTTGGTTACAGTTAAATAAAGCGTCTGTAGCATCAGGTGGAGATAATTACTCAGCCTTTACAGGTCGTTCAGTTGCCTCAAGAGCTAGCCAAGGAAGATGTACTTTTGCTCTTTATGAAGGTACTTCAGACTATGGTGAGCTTGTTATCTGCGAT